CAGCTGTCATATATTGCGGCCCCATTATGCGCATGGTCGAATTTGACAGTGCCTCTGTGACTACATCTACATTAATATTGCCTTGTTTCATAGCCACATCTTGTATCATGTTAACTAAGCCAATCTTTGTGCTGATAAAAGTATTATAAAAAACTTTGATACATTCGCATTCGTCCCAGGTACCTATAACATAGCGTGGGTCATTTTCCATAATAGAATTGTAGAATGCAACCAGTTGTTTTGCATCTCCTGTTTCGTCGCCGTCTTCGGTGCCGATCATAACCATCTCAGGATTGACCATGTCCCATGCCACTGAACCCATGGCAATTAAGTAAGGATTATAAACAAATCTAGTGTTGTTTATCAATGGAGTAAATTCTCGACGAGTGGTGCCTGGTAATACTGTAGAAATCAAAACCAACAGTTGAGTTTTATTCATGTGCTTGTCAGCCTCCATTAAGCACTGTTTAACTATATCATAAGAAAAATCTTTAGGTTCCAAATGAGCTGTTGGTTCTCTACCATCATACACTGGATCATGCGGCGTAGGAACTGCGATAAACACGATATCTCTATCATGCACAGCAGCTTTGATAGAAGATTTAATGTTGATCAACATTGTAGGTTCGACATGTCGAACATCATATCCACTGACATCGTGCCCCTTAGTTGCAATTGCCTCTGCACAGGGTAGTCCCAATTTACCCAAACCAATAAATCCAATTCGCATTGAATGCTCCTAATAAATACGTATATTATTTATTTGTCTAAAAATCAATGCCAAAAATTATCGATTCGCTTCACGAAAACCCGTACCTTAGAAACACCGCACATACGTGCCTCACGCTTTTAGTGGACGAAACATTGAAAAAATTATCTCTTGCTGAATCCGATTTAAAATACATTCACGGATTAATAGCATATGCAGGTTATAGTAAAGATACTGATATATTTTGCTTTATCAAGAATATCTATTTAGAAGAATTAAAAGAAGGAAAAATATTTTTTATTTTTGATGCCAGCACTGAAGGATATAGTCCCACAATTCAAATACCCTTGTTCGATATGCTGTATTGGAACTGCGCAAAATACAAAGTAGATCCAAAACAGATCATCTATGTTTCCGCAAATTTAAAAGATGAAATTAACATCAACACATATTGTCAACTTAACAATTGTACACCATTCAATGTATTTTCATTTCCATCATTCGAAATGACCATTTACACTGTAGACCAGTACGTTAGAGATCAGATTCACGTAATTATCGACTGTGTTAAAGAAAATTACAAGGGCAAATACTTTTCTAGTCTCAGTAGAAGAAATCGACCATATAGAACCATGGCTACATTTTTATTATGCCAAGATCCTATAAAAGAACATGCGTTAATTAGTCATGATAGAGTATCAACACAGCGAGACCTAACTGCATGGAAACAACGACATAGATTGGATGAGCACCAAGACAAACAAATAAAAAAGTGGATTAGGACTTTACCTTTGATTGTTGATAGAGATGATTTTGAAATCAATTGGGCTCTGGATTTAACATTTGAAAAAATACATAGTAAAACTATTTTTCAAATTGTCAACGAAACTGAAATGGAAGATTATGGAAATACTGCGTTGTTTCTCAGTGAAAAAACATTTAGACCTATTTCACAATTTCAACCATTTGTTATATACGGTCAGCCTGGTTCTAATTTTATTCTCAAGGAACTAGGATACAAATTGTACGACGAATGGTTTGATCTCAGTTTCGATCTAGAAAAAGATCATGTGTTAAGATATAAAAAATTATTGATTTCGGTAAAAGAGGCATGTAAACAGTTAGACAGTATGAACGCAAAACAACAAATAGCTTGGAGATTTAAAAATAAAGAATTACTCATGCATAATTATGCTACTATGAGAAAACAAAAGTATAGCAGAGACAAGCTGGTAAAATTTATAGGAAAAATAATTAATGATCGATCATCCGGTTAAAAGACTTTTTGCATTTGGTTGTAGTTTCACCAATTATCATTGGGCCTGTTGGCCAGAAATAGTAGCGGAAGACCTAGAAATTCCTTTTTATAATTATGGAAAATCAGGCGCAGGCAATCAATTTATCACTAACATGATAATACAGGCCGATCTTCAACATAAATTCACCGAAGATGATCTTGTAATGGTATGCTGGACAAATGTTAGTAGAGAGGATAAATGGGTCAACGGAGCGTGGACTACTCCTGGTAATATCTATACACAAACTGTATACCACAGCGACTATGTTAAAAAATGGGCAGATCCTCTAGGGTATTTGCTAAGAGATTGTGCCACAATTTCATTAGTCAACGGTTATTTACAAAATACAAACTGTCAATATCATTTTTTCTCTATGTGTGATCTTCACCATACTTTTGATTTAAATGAAAATAATAAAATCAATGACAATATGAACGATGTATATCAACGATTGTGCGATATGTATAATCACATATTAATGATGCCAAGTTTTTATGATCTTGTATGGCACAATGATATACACGAATATAAATTTAAATCAATGAAGCAGATATACGGAGATTATTTTGACGACGGGCATCCTAGTCCTTTAGATCATTTAAATTTTTTACGTTGTCTATTTCCTCAACATTGCTTTAAAGAATCTACCATAAAAAAAGTAAAAATATCAAATGATAGATTAACTTACTTTATTCTCAATCGAATAAAACAATTTAGAAAAAGATTTACTGTCTACGAATTGAAAGATGATTTACAGCATAAGTTATTTACAGAAACCCTGATTAAAGAATCACAACCTTGTGTAATCGTATGAAGATTTATAGATCCGACGAAAATGATATCTTGATGAATAACTATCACGCTCATTTTCTTCCGTTTGATTTAGAAAACGATAAATGGCAATTTACAGAAAAAATGCAGGAAGCCGATGTCATTGCCATAATAAAAAAAGACGGTGCCGAAGAAATACAAAAACAAATAGATTATATACGCCCCTATTACAATAATCAGACTATTATTATTATCAGCTTATTTCATGTCGACGAACATACCGATGTTGCAGAAACACACAGTTATCAAATTAAATTATTGCAACAGTTAACGCAAAATGTGGCAATAGTACATACAAACGCTGAAAATAAAAATCAAATATTCTATGATATTTTATGGAATCGCAGTAAATGTTATTTTACCGAATATGACAAACACAATCTCAACGGCAGAGTTTGGACGTGGAGCGCATCTAATGAAATGTTTGTTCTAACTCCCATAGAAAAAAAGAATGATCGAAAATTATTTGTGTCTCCAAATAGGATTTATTATCAAACTCCTGAATTTTTAAACCATCCAAGAATACGTGCTAGATTACAATTAAAAAGACTGTTAGAACACAAAAACGGATTTATAAGTGATCCACAGCAAGGAATAGGACTTGAGCCAGAAGAAATAAGTCAGTTTGGTTCTATTCTAGAAGGACGGGGAGGTACATGGTATCCGGTGGCCAATCATTATTATAATTCTAGTTACATCAGCATTTATATAGAGACCATAACCACAGGAGTGTATACTAGAACAATCACAGAGAAAACTTGGGATCCGTTGATCAAAGGTCATTTCGTATTACCTTATGGATATAGCGGACTTGTCAAAGATATCCAATCTTACGGATTTATAATGCCTAAATGGATCGATTACAGTTATGATCAGGAATTAGATGATTGTCGTAGATGGGAGAAATATGAACAGAGTGTTACCCTTATTTTGAAAAAATCTCTAGAAGAAATAGATGAATTATATCAAAAAGATAAAACAATTCTCGAGCATAATAGAAATTTATTCTTTACCAGACCGTATGATACATTGTATGACAAGATCAAACAATTTAGAGCAGCGCACATTGCTGGTAAAAATCTTTCATAGCCGGAAACGTTTCTAGAAAATTCGTTCCTCTTCTGCGGTCATATTCCGTAAACCAATTAAAGAAGTCTCTTTTGCCTTCTAACAGTTTTTCTGGGGTATAGATAGCTGATTCCATGTATTTTACAACTCTTTCAAATTTAGCGTACTCTAAGTCGTTGAATTTGCTTCGGTTTTTATCGTCTAGATTGGCTAGAATGAAGTCTAGATGTCTTTGCATGTAAGGCATAAATTTATCCTTAGGAAGAATATTCATATCGTACTGCAGGGGTTCTTTCAAATAGGGTGTATCAAAGCGCACTCGCTGCCATTTGTTCTGTTCAAATCCGTTGTACTTCTCACGCCACTCTAAAATCTTTTTTAGTAGGCTTTGGAAGTTAGTCACTGTGAGTATATTAAAAGTTATCATAAATGTGATAGGCAACTGTGTTTTTGTTAGATAGGTATCTAAATTACGCTCCCACACTGTTAGATCCAATCCTGTACGAATGTATTCTGCAGGCGCTCCCCAAGTATCCATACTTGTAAAAATTTTAAAATCTTTGATACAACCATTGGCAATTAAGTTATTGATTTTTTCTACCAATCTATCGATCAATATCGGTTTAACACCAAAATTTGTATTGATGTTTAATTCAAGTTCGGGTAAAGGATTGATTAGCAGATCGTCTAGTAACTTCCATGTGCTGGATTGTAACAATGGTTCACCGCCGGTAATTCTAAGTATCGTCAGCGTTTTTCTAACTTCTGGCCACCACCGCCACCATGCAGCTACATAGGGATTAGATTCTTCTTCATAGATTTTAAACCAATCGATATCATTGCGATGATTCTTGACCATAATGTACGGTCCATGGTCTTTGATTTCTTTATGATAACTGCTGCTGTGTTTTGGATGGCAATATCCGCATTTGAAATTACATTCGTTACCAAATGAAATTTCTATGTACTGTGGATTTACCGGAGCTAACGGATTAGCTTTTATAGCTCCTAGTCTTTGTTCGGTAAAGATACTGGCATTGCGTTCGTGTCTGTCAGATATGTATTCTTCGCCTAAAGATTCAATATTCCAACAATATTGACAGCCCGCAGGCTTATCTCCCTGCATCATTTCCGCACGTTGAATGATTTTTTCTTTGGTATTGTGTAATGCACTAGGATCAACAGCAATTTCATTTAATGGAATTTTATGCGGGGCTGGATGATAACAACTATGTGTTTCACCTGTTTGCAGATAAATCGTGGTGTGATGCCATTTGGCCAGGCAAAATGTAGGAGAGATTTCATTCATTATAGGAATGAATTTTTGAATGCGTGTTTTATCTTGCATCAAACTGTTCCTTTAACCAATCGAAATCATTGATTTTTTTTAATTCTTCAAGATTGGTACGATTTTCTAATCCAAATCTGCGACCGGCTCGGGCGCCTTGCAGAGCATACTCGTCGGTGGATTTCTCGCACCAAGTATCTAATCTATGCTGTGTTTCGGTATCATCTTGTCTATCAATTACTCTGCTGGCCAATTTACAACATTCCCTGAATGCTGATTTCCATGTATTGAAAGGATCAGTGTTGAATCCGTTTATATTTGATACTGATGGAATAGATTTGAACCATTTACTGATACTAGTGGTCATGTCAGATTTAGACGTGTCTATATCTAAAGTTAATTGCCTTGGTAATAATTTCACACCACCATTTCCGTATTCTAAATCGTTAATCGGATTTCGGCTGTGCCATACATGCACTGTGGCCTTGGCGTTACTGTCATAATAAGGTATCTGATAATCAAAACTAAAATCTTCTACTATAATAGCATCAGCATCTACTACATAAAACATTTCACCGGATGATTTTTTAGCAGCTTCGATGTGTGCTTGATGTATACCTTTGATATCTTTGACCCAATAAATTAAATTACCTCGAAGTTTTGCGCATAGATCTACGAATCTTTCTGCAGCAAAGGGTTCATGATAAGATATAAACACAACTTCGTAGGGGATAGGATCGCTGGCCACAATGTCTATTTCTTTTTTATTTGTAAAAAATCTGTGGTCCCATTCTCTTTGTAAAATTTTAGCGGACTTAGAAAATATACACACGCCATCAAAATAATTTCCATTTTTAAATACATGGATGTATTTTTCATCCCATTCATTTATTCTATAATCGAACTTGAAATTTTCTTTGACAATAATATGATCCCAAATAACCCAAAAGAATTTAGTAAACGATTTAGATTGCACAGATTGAAAAGTATCTGCATATTCTATTTTTTGTGCTGTAGGTAGTTGTTGTTTAATTCTTTGCCAGATAGTATCATTGGCTGATCCTTTGCTTACATAAAATATGTCATACATTAGTAGTATCTCGATAATAGGTAAGTCCTAACATTATAGTTTCGTCGTACAGATCAAGAGTATATTTGCTCTGTACTGGGTCCAACCAAGGCCAATCTAGTCCAAGATCAAACTTTATCTTTTCACCCAAATTTTTAATTGCATCGTCAAGACCGGCTGCCCCGACTTCTTCGTAAGGTTTGCCATACTGATTCCATATTCCTTTTAGAATTTCAAAATCTCGAACCTCGATGTAATTCCACTCTGTGCAGTTTGCTAACCATGTACCTAGTCTAGCACCATATATAGAATAAATTCCATTTTCTTCATGTGTGCCGACCGTTGACCACATCCGTAGCCTATGTATGTTATGCCACCAAATGCGTTCTCCAATTTCTTGTGGGGGAACTTTTATGCCATCAAGCAAAGTCATTTTTACACCTTCACGAAATCCTGCCCGCCATGCTTGAAAAGGCGATCCCGTAATTATACTGTCGCTATATACTCGTGGAAAATTTCTATAGCCATCTTCCCAACAAAAATCTACCTGGCCGCGATCGCTGTCAGAGTTCTCGTGTGTTCGCATATTGAGAACAAATTTCTTGTTCCAAATTTTTAATCCACCATTGCCGTAGCGAAGTCCATTAATACTGTTTCGGCCGCACCATCCGTATACCTGTATCCTGGGGTCTGTCATGTCAAGATCATGCTCGAAAAATTTAGGATCAACTATATTGTCTGCATCTACAGTGATAAACCAATCTGTGTCGGACAATTCAGCCGCTGCTTTGTGTGCATGGTCGCTACCTTTCACACCGTGGACACGTTTGGCCCAAGGTACCTTGTTACACAAATCAGCGTAATGCAGATCTGCATTAGGTTCATCATAACTTAAAAAAACTATATCAAATTCAATTACTTTCATAGATATTCAATAACATAATTTTTAAACAATCTTCTTGTGTACACACTGAATTTAGGATAATTAAAATCTGTAATTAATTTGTAGTTTCCAATGAGATCATTTATTTTAACAGTAACAATTTCAAAAAGCAAGTTCGGATCGTTGTATTCGGTGACAAAAAAATGCATTTCGGTGTCACCATCCCACACGATATTACGCCTCTTTATTCCGGCCCTAGCTTTGCGTGTTCCTCCGAATTCTGTGGACATTTCGATTTTTAGAATAGCAAGTTTCGAATCATACCTGATATAGATATCTGGTTTTTTTATCTCAGAATCTTTCTTAGAAATCACTCTGTGTAAAACATCATCTATTTTATAGACACTTTTTATTTCTGCTACTTCTAAGGTATTGGAGTTCATGTCAACTACACAGTTGTCAATTTTAATTTCTGCGTTAATTATAGATTCTGCCAATTCTTTGTCTAAGGAAATTTTATGTTTTTGATCTTTAAAAGCATGACTAGGACCCACACTGATCACTGCACCGGTATCGGGATTAAACAATGCGACAAATTTTACAGGTGGCAACTTGTAATGCAAGAACCAGTTTTCAAAATCCTCTATTTTTTCCATGATATCTCCTCAAGGATATTGATCATTTCGTTGTTGATTTTATCTTTTTCAACATAATGGACAATGTCATGTTGTTGATAATTTCCTATTTTAAGTTCGCCTTTTCGATTCAAATAAAATCCCACATGATCACTCCAGCGGTCAGCAGGCCACGGCCAATTCTGTATCATAGGTTTCATATGCACTATTCGAGGAAATTCTAGAGGATACGCGATTTCATCAGATATATCTAATATTTTAGCCGCTAATGCAAACGCTTCGTCTGTGCCTAAAACTCGAGGTTTATGGTCTGTCAGAAAAACATTTGAAAATTCTATGGGATTTTTTATGATATTTCTTCCTAAATCAAAAAATTCTTTTGTGAAGTCACTGTCCTTCTTAAAAAAAGTATACAGACTATACAGATTTGGCAAATCGTTTTTTACAAAGGTCTTACGATGATATTGATCTACTACAGTTTCACCTCTATAGGTGTAACTTTTATTGGCCACATATAATTCACTGTGCTTAATAAAGTATTCGACCCAGTGGCTGTAATCACGCATAAACAGCATATCTGCATCTAGACATACAGTGTAATCAAATGGAGTGAGTTGGTCCATCCATGATCTACCATCCCAAAAAGTTTCCTGACTCCATTCTATCACGTGATCGAACACCCACGGCGAATTTAATTTGTCTAGTTTTTGTTTATTATCTATCACCAAAGCAATTTGATCAAACCCGGGCCGTTGCGTGTTTTTTATGCTCAATGCTAATGCATAGGCCAACTGTAGGTAATCTACAGTTTCGTGTTCTGCTACCACTAACAGGTAACCAAACTTCATATCAACTCCAACAATCGATCACTGTGCCTTACTATACTCTGCTTGTTCATTACGTGAATATCTATGTTATGTATCGATGCTGCGCAATATTTCTCATCTAATTTTGGCGATACCAGCACAGTCAATCTATCAGCATCCACCGAGTGTAATATATCCCTGTCTAGTAATGTTAAGACTGGAGGTAGGCATCCCATTGAGGTCTGTTCAAATCCTGCTAATACGTGCCTAACCACACTAAACGCAATATCGTTTCTATATTGTTTTGAATCAAATCTATATGTATCGGCATAATATTGATAATTGTCTTTGACGTAGCGCAACAGATCGAAAAACATTTTTGAATATGCGTTTTTTGTAAACATCACCGTAGTAGCCCAATACAATTTGATGCCTACATCAGAAACATATCGATCATGGTACCCCATCCGTTGGTTATCGTAGATATCGTTGATCGATTCTCCAATCATAACATCACTGTCTATATCCCAATATTCTGCTAATCTATCGGAAAAAATAAGAAAATCTGCATCAATTAAAAGTGTTCGTTGATATGGAGTGATGTCGTAGGCTGAATTTCTATTACCGTTGATAAATTGCACCACACTGCGCTCTGTGCCGTCGTGTAAACCCCTAGAATTGTTTGTCTCAGGTCTAGCGACTACAAAAATATGTTCAAAAATAGTTTGAGCTCGATCGTAAATTTTAGATTCTATCATCCAATCCATAGTGGCTTGATCGGTGACCAACGACGCAGGTTGCCCGAGATATTTTTTAGCTAACCCCCCAGAGATGATCGCCATCAATGCGTAATCGACGGTGCGATTATTATGAGCGTAGATCAATATGCCTTTGGTCATTGTTCTAATAACTTTTCTACTGATCTACTTTTTTTAAGATTTTGATCTTGTTCAAAATATTCATTAGTGGTTTCAAAATATCTATCAAAGCACTGATCTCGAAATGCTTCTAGATCATCGATTAGTATTGGATTTCCATTTGTATCTAGCAGCACTACTCCATTTATTCTTCCTTTGACCAACAGCATTTCTACAAAAGTTAAAAGTGTTTGATCAATATGAAATAACCCACCATTGTAACCCAGTGTTAGTTTGGCTGAGATTTTTTCTTTTAGAATCTTACGTTGGATCGAAAAAGTCTGCCTATAATTAGCAAACTCTAGTGCTTGTTTAATGTGATCCTGCATGCATTCTCCTTGATTATCTGCGCACTTTATTTAGTGGCTGATGAAATCACAGGAAAAATTATGGTGCTATAGCCGAGATCGTCACTAAGGGAAGTGTGACTGAAAAATTTCCTAGAGTTAATGGGACCAGTATGCCAGTGGCATACAGCAAACTTACTGCTATTGTGAATGTGCCATCCACTGAATCGCCTGGAGGAAAGTTTGCTGCTGTTTGTGTTTGCACCCCGCCAGGACTAGGAACTCCTACTCCCGGATCTACGTAATTATCAACAAATTCTATATACCATTCACCCTGACGAGCCGTGCCTGTGGAATTATTGCCTGATGCAGCATCCAAAGTTCTAGCATATATTCTATAGGTGTTAGCACCGTAAGGACTAGAACCGCTTAAACTGTACCATAACTGAC